CCAATTGCGATTACAAAAATGTCAAAGAACTAAATTATAAACAATTGAAAATCAGCTGGGACTAAGTGCCCAGCAGTGATATCTCTTGTATGTATCATAATTTACTTGTTTGTTATATCCAACCGAAAAGATATCAGCATTTATCCAAGCTATTTTTTTCTTTGCTATTATATGATCTTTTAAAAGATAAGTAGGTAATCCTTGTTGATAGGCTATCGCAACATCATATATATCCGATTGCTTCCGATATGCAGAATGCATACAATCCCATAAAATTTCTGCATTATGCCGTTTAATTCTGAAATACTTATTAAGTCGACAAACAATCGAATACTTTATTTTACATAAGAAATAAAATAAATTCTCTTCTATTGAATTGTGCTTATAAAGATCAAATTGAATTAAATGAATATTTTGAGGTAATAGTTTTTCAAAGACTCCACCTCTATACATAATCCATAAATAAATTTCATATTTTGATGTATCTAGCAAAGGCAAAAGAGAAACTAAACTTTTTTCAGCTCCTCCACACTTGAGAGATTCTATAACAAATAATATTTTTTTTTTCATTGTCTATATTACTCGATTTTCATGGTTACGTAATTGAATTTATTAAGAATCCACTGGAAACAAGCAATAAATCTCCATTTTAATTTATATGAGAGTGAATAGTTATATTGAACTTTATCGGATTCTTCACGCCAACTTCCAAGTGCTAAATGTTTACAAACACTATTTTTATTTTTGGGGGTTGCATCAAAAAAAATTGATGGATAAATAACCAAGCCTTTTTTACATCTTTGAATATTTTGTGTTAAAGGACGACAATCATATCCGTATAATTTAGCAATTTCAGCTTGAATATAGGGTAGTAATACTTGGTTATATCTAAGTGAAATAGGTAGTTCTTTGTTCTTAGAGGTTATAAAATGTCTATCTTCAAAATACGCTAGGCAATCTCTCATGAAAGGATGACCTTTCTCTGCCCCCATACAATGAGAGGAAAGGTATTGAGCCGAATGATTGCCTATAAAATGAATAGAATTTTCTTTACCTATAAAAGCATTATGCACTAAAAAGCTATCCATCTGTTTAAGTAATAAAGCATCTGTATCTAAATATATTCCCCCTTCATTGTATAGAGCATATATTCTGACAAAATCAGCAGCATAGGCCCATTTATGAACTTCTAATGCCTCTTTTAAGAAAATTGAATCAATATTTTTGATTGCTTCCATGTCCCATAATTTATAATCCCAATCTGGCATTAAACGCTTCCAACTATCAATGCAAATTTTTATTTTATCAGGAAACTCCTCACCACTAAACCATATATAATGTATAATCTTAGGTATCATTTTAGTTGTTATAAAATTTAGATCTGTATTATTGTTAGCGTCCAATTTTGACGTGTAGTATAGTGAAAGCCGCTTTTCAGCGGTTTCCTATTAAAAAAATCAAGAATTGAATGTGATTATTAATATTTGTTAGTATTAATTCCGATAGTCATAGGCTGGAGATTTTCATAATCCTTTCTCCCTTTGACAATTTCGTGGAAGAATTTCTTCAGATACTCCAGAGCTGACAGCCCGTTCATACTTACAGCGCATATCATGAAAATTACGCAGATAGTAGAATCTGTTCATTCCTGTAACATTCAGCATAGTCCCTCCAGTTTCTCTATCAGACTTCTCAAGTTCCGGTAGATTAAGTTTCGTTGCTGTATCCTTATTCCGTTTGTCATACGGATGTCTATCATCATCCTTACAGGACAGGGTTCCGTATTCTCCTTTCTTTCCGGAGTAGGAGAAGAGGATACTTCCTTTGAGGATTGTGTATCCGTTTCCGGTTGTCCTTCTACTTGTACCAGTACTATTTGATGTCTTGTATCCTTGTACCATTTATGAAAGAGATTGTAGGGTACCTTGTTTTTCAAACAGAAATCCTGGATGGACTCACCTTGTGGCATTGCTTCCGCCTCGTAGCGGATGAACAGCCTTTAATGCTTGATTATTCTTTCGCTCTGAAAAGTAAATTAATTTCCTTTTCTCTCGCTTACTCGAATAATTCAAAATCATTGCAGCTGTACATACTTTTAATATTTTTTGTTACAGCAGCGAAGGTCATATTTTTTATTATTTGGAGCAATACGTCAAAATTGGACGCTTACAAACAATTACATATACAATATGTCTACCTATCCTCTTGATAGACTTTTACAGCATCCCCTATCTTTCCAATAAAGTCAATTTGGCCATTTCTAAGTATGACTCCCTGATTACAAATGCTTTGTACATTTTGCATATTATGACTTACAAATAAAATAGTACGTCCTTCCTGTTTCGATACTTCCTGCATCTTATCCATTGCCTTTTTCTTAAATTCAGCATCTCCCACAGCCAAAACTTCGTCTATGACGAGAATCTCCGGCTCTAAAAAAGCTGCAACAGCAAAACCTAAACGGACGGTCATACCACTTGAATATCTTTTCACAGGAGTATCAATATATCTTTCAATGCCCGCAAAATCAATAATCTCATCTATTTTATGTTTAATTTCACAACGGGTCATTCCCATTATGGCTCCATTCATATATATATTTTCCCTCCCTGTCATCTCTGGATGGAATCCAGTTCCTACCTCCAACAAAGAAGCGATTCTCCCTTTTGCCCGAATAACGCCTGTTGTAGGAGCCGTAATACGAGATAAGAGTTTTAACAAAGTGGACTTTCCTGAACCGTTTTTACCGATAATACCAACGACATCTCCTTGCTTGACATCAAATGATATGTTTTTTAATGCCCATACAAATTCTGAATGCCCTCTCTTAGAACGTTCATTTGTTTCTCCTACTTTAAGATAAGGATCTTCTTGCTTTAATACAACCGTTTTCCACCATCGGTTTAAATCGTGTGACAGAGTTCCAGTTCCAACGGCTCCCAAATGATATAATTTTCCTATATTATCGAATTGAATAGCTATATTACTCATAATTATTCTTATACAGTATCCATAAAATTACGTTCTACCCGACTAAATATGACAACAGATAAAAAAAGAGAGCACAACAGGATAATAAAACTATACCCTAACCCTCCCCAATCAAGTGCTCCACTTCCCATCCAACTATATCTGAATGTTTCAAATATTGGTGTTAACGGATTTAAAGATATAAATGAATAGTATTTTTGTGGCGTAGCGCTTAATGGATAAACGACAGGAGTTAAATACATAAACAGTTGTATACCAAAAGATATCAATTGAGTCAAATCTCTATATTTTGTAGTTAATGCAGAGATTATTAGTCCCCAAGACATGGCATGAAATGCTATCATAAAAATCAGAAAAGGGAAAAGTAGGACAGTCCAACTTATAGTTAAATCTGCTCCTTGTATGTAATAATACAAATAAATCACAATGAACAGACACAAATGGATACCCAGCTTTACCAAATTAGAAGCAATACCAGATAAAGGAACAACAAGTCGTGGAAAATATACTTTTCCAAAAATATTTGCATTAGCTATAAATATATTGGATGAAAGCATAAAAACTGTATTAAAATAATTCCACAGCAAAATTCCTGACATATAAAAAAGTGATTGTGGAACTCCATCGGTAGATATCCCAGCTAATCCTCCGAATACAAACATATACATGATAGTTGTTAGTATAGGTTGTATAAGGAACCATAAAGGTCCCAATATTGTTTGTTTGTAAACAGTTATAATATCCCGTTTTACATACATATAAAATAAATCCCGATATAACCATAGACCTTTCAAATCAATATCCAATAATCTTTTCTTTGGTCTAATTTCTATTGTCCATTCTTTTTTTTCAGGGTTACGATCTTTTATATTCATAGTTCAACTTATTATTCATCCACCTATAAGCCTGCTATATAAAGCATTTAGAACGAAAAGAAAAAAATATTTATTCACATCATCTTCACTATTATATCATAAAATCTTCAGATTTTATCATGTATTAAAAACAAATGCCTATGGCAATTCTTTCCACAGGCATCTGTATAAATAATTAATTACAGGATACCTGTAATCCTTATCTTATCATATAATGAATACGAACTTTAACGCATCTGTTCAATTTAGCATTCAAACCACGAGTACTCTTATCATTTACCGTACGTATTCCATTCATGTGACCAACCAGGTAAATCTGTGAAGCGACCTCTTTCATGTGTTCGTTGGTCTTCAACCATGAAATAACAGTTTGTGCTCTGTTTTGAGAAAGAGCCGTATTACGTTCTATACCAACCTGTTCTGCATTAGCACCAGTATAGTTATCCTGACTGGTAGCCAAGCCTTCTACCTGAATCATAGTGATTACGCCATCTTTAAATACATTTTGGATATGCGATACACTTTCCGCATTTGTGAATTGCGAAATATAACCTTTGTCTGAATTCATAACAGCATATACATCAGCAAAACTTACCAGTTCTTCATTGCTATCAATATCCATGTGCTGGCGGATGATATCCAGACCGTCATGAGAATTCAAACCATAAGAAGTTGTTTCTGTATAATTATCATAACTCAATAATTGTTGCTTGAGCGTTTCGTTATCGATACGATATTTCCAAGTATGTAAACCGTCGTATATTGGGGCATAATAATATCCTGCCTTCTTATAAAAATCGGTCATTGCACTTGCTTCCAAACTATATGACAGAGGCTGGTCTTTCAACATTTCATAACCACGAGGAACAAAATTAATTTCAAAATCTCTATCTGCCGTTTCAGTTGGCAAATCCTGAATAGCCAAAGAGTTCATGGATGTACCTTTTTCGATACATGAAGTTACGGCATCACTGTTTACATATTGTTTTTGAGTGAAGATACCGCCAGCCAAATAATCCAAAGCATTGACTACTGAACTTTGTACCTGCGGCGCATCATTTCTTCCGGAGTAGTTATTTGGATAAAAGACATAGAAAGTAATTGTTCCATATTTCACCGGATGCTCTTTTTCACGTACAACTAAGATTTTACGTTCTCTATAATCACGTTTATATAACTGCGTTGTTGCACGTCCCCAACCATTGGAACGCTGTTTACCCAAATAGTAAGTAAACCCGACATCTATGCCCAAATTACAATCCCATTTATTAGCTGCATGATCAGCTTGACCATATTCCAAATCAAAATTTGTCTGATAAAAAATACCACGGGCCTTTATATCCAACGAGAATCGTTTTTTACGATTAAAGAAACGGCTGTATTGCAGTTCTACATGTCCACTCCACTCATTATCAGACCCATGACTATGTTCATATCCCAAGTGATGAACTCCACCAATACCTATATTAGCCATAAATTGATTCATCAGTCTGGGACTATTATATCCTTCATATCCCATAAATAAACGAGATAGGTTCAAAACGGCACTTCCGCTAATATCCCACCAACCTGTCTTCATTTTCCGGTAAGGAGTACCATCTTCTTTATACAAAACATCGCCATATCCATAATGTCCGGTGGTATACCCAGTATATCCACGAGAATTTGAACGGATAAACTCTACTTTTAAGCCAATTCCAGGAGTGAACCATTTACCGATACCTATACTCCAGTCGGGAGAAAGCGTTCCAGAAAACTTTCCCATAGTTGAATAATCTCCCCGGTAAGTATGCAAACCACCTGTAGCAAATATGAACCAGTTCTTACCAAATTTATTAGTAACAACACGTAAAGGATCTACAATTGTATCTTTTTTAATTCCTAATTCTGTTGGAGCTACGTAATCGGTCGTATCACGATAGACTTCCCTGTAATCCTTGTACTTGTCCTCTTGTGCAAAGACTGCATAATTAAAAGATGCTACTCCCCAAACTAAGAGAGACGCAGCTGCCTTACGTACTACATCTATCAGCTTCATAGTCATATATTTTTAATTGTTTTTCTTATAAATTGCATGCTTATACTCAGGAACAATTTGCTCCATCAACATAATGATTTTTTGTACGTCGTACGTTTTTGCCGTTTCTATTAACTGATCAATCTTCTTGCTTATAGTATCAAAATCGTACTCCTGAGCTTGGGCTATTTTGATTTTTCCATGTGAAGTCGACATCATATTTTCCTTGTCACTCAACAGATCTTCATAAAGTTTCTCTCCCGGACGTAATCCTGTGTATTTAATCTGAATATTTCTATTACCACTAAACTTTATCATCTGACGTGCCAAATCGGAAATACGTACTGGATATCCCATATCAAATACAAATATTTCCCCTCCTTTACCCATACGGCAAGCTTCCAATACCAACCGACAAGCTTCGGGTATCAACATAAAATATCGCACCACATCTGGATGAGTAACTGTAACAGGTCCACCACAACGTATCTGTTTACGAAATACCTGAATAACAGAGCCGTTAGAGCCTAACACATTTCCAAAACGAGTGGTAATGAACTTGCAATTATTTTTATTGAATTTAGCCAAACTCTGACAATAGATTTCACAAATACGTTTGGAACACCCCATCACACTTGTTGGTCGGACAGCTTTGTCTGTACTGATCATCACGAATTCATTCACTCCGTATTTTACGGCTAAATCTGCTAATTTACGGGTGCCATCCACGTTATTTAATATACTTTCAACAGGATTGTCCTCCATCATGGGAACATGTTTATAAGCTGCCGCATGAAAAATTATTTGAGGTCTGTATTCTTTAAAAATATGTTCCATACGGTGGCTATGACATATATTAGTAACAATAGTATGGCACTTTAAACTTGGACAGTTATAAGTCATCGCCAATAATACCTCATGTAATGGAGATTCTGCCTGATCAACTAATATAAGTTCTTCAGGTGAACAGTCAGCAAGCAATTTTACCAGTTCACTGCCAATACTACCAGCTGCTCCCGTAACTAGGATTCGCTTTCCATTCAATTTTTGATTGATCGCATTCATGTCTATGGTAATGGGATCACGAGGTAACAGGGCTTTCATCTCCCATTCGAATAACGCACTATCATCCCAGCCATAGGCATTCCCCGACGTTACACGACGCTTTAAATAGGAATCATAAAAGACTTTTGCTATCGTACGTAATCCGCACATACCAATAGTGGCCAGTATCACCTGAAGCAACAAGTCTCGGAAACGGATGGTCAGGAATATGAGATCGGTATGTAGAAATATACGTAAACACATAATGATAACCAGACCGATCAACAAAGAACATACGGAATGGAGCAAATCTATAAAAGATGATTTCCGTATAATGCCACTATAAGTATGAAATATACGGAAACCTACTATAAAACAAACTTCATAAATCAGTAATGTGTATAATAATGTTCCCAAGTTCTGTACACAAACAGACAAGCCATGGTTTATGGCATAAGCCATTATACCCGAAAACAGAACAATCAAACAATCCGTTAAGAATACACACCAATAAGGAAAGGTTTTACGAAACAAAAACCAATCTGTTATTTTCTTATACATTTCTTAATTTCATTAGTTATCCATAGTACATCTTTCTCCTGTACATACGGACCACTCGGTAAACATAAGCCTTCAGCAAAAAACTTCTCACTAACTCCATTGACATAACGAGGTGTTTCCCTGAAAAGCGGCTGTAAGTGCAAAGGTTTCCATAACGGGCGGCTTTCAATACCTTTTTCCGCTAAATGCTTCCTGATTTGTTCATAGTTCGTACCCGTAATGACAGGATCAATCAAAATTGTACTCAACCAATAATTACTTGAAATATCAGCATCAGGATTGGTATGCACAGAAATGCCTGGTACATCTCTCAGCAAGGACTGATAGCAGGCTGCCAGATATCTATGATGAGCAATATGTTCGTGAAGTATACTCATTTGTCCACACCCGATCCCTGCACAAATATTACTCATGCGATAATTATATCCTACGCATTCATGCTGATAGTACGGAAAGGGTTCACGAGCCTGAGTAGCATAAAATAAAGCTTTACGGCTCATCTCTTCACTGGGACAGATTAACGCTCCTCCACCACTGGTAGTAATCATCTTATTTCCATTGAAACTGAAAATACCATATTTCCCAAAGGTGCCACAAGGACGGCTTTTGTAGGTAGATCCCATAGCTTCTGCAGCATCTTCAATAACGGGAATAGCGTAATAATCTGCTATATCCATGATTTCATCCATCCGGACAGGCATTCCATACAAGTGAACAACTACAATGGCTTTAGGTAACTTTCCCGTTATCCGAAGTCGTTCTTCAATAGCCTTTTTCAAGAGCAGAGGAGACATATTCCAAGTATCAGTTTCGCTGTCTACAAAGACCGGAGTTGCTCCCTGATATAAAATAGGATTAGCTGATGCTATAAAAGTAAAACTCTGACAAATGACTTCATCTCCCCTGCCTACCCCAGATAAGATCAGAGCAAGATGGAGAGCTGCAGTACCCGATGAAACTGCCGTAACATGTTTATCGTATCCAACAAAAGTCTCCAGCTCTTTTTCAAATTTTTCTACATTAGGACCTAACGGAGCTACCCAATTGCTTTCAATAGCTGAGCGAATATAATGCTGCTCCAGGCCACTCATGTGAGCAAGACACAGATGTATTTTTATATCGGCCATATTGAATCAGAAGTTGAATGATAAAGTCATGCCAGCTCCCTCTGGTGAGGCAGAAGGCAAAACTTGCAGTTTGGGCTTCTTCACGACAACATGCCTACTACCTTTACTAAGTGCCGCATCAATCAGATTATAAACATAAAGACAGCCAGCAACTCCAAAGCATAAGTTACGCATTTGCCTCCATCCTAAAGATTTACTCCTCCAGCTATCTGCAAATTGTGGTTGTTCACTGATTTGTTTATCGCAATAATGTTTCTTAAAATGAAATGCAACAGCAGAAACGACCAAGGTTGCTTCCATTCCTAAAATAGCATATCCCTTTATTTTCTGCCCTTTATAGATTTGTCCAAGTCCCGGAATTAAAGAAAGACATACGGCTTTATAATTGTATGTTCTTGAAAGCGTAAATTCATCAAATACAGGAACAGAATCGCGTTTGGATATGGCATACAACTGGTAATATTCAAATTGGTAGGTATTATCCACATAATCCTCAAAAGCACGATACTCATCTACTTTTTCGGCATATACTACAGCATTATCTATCGAATCGGTAAATGTAATGCGATAAGTCATTTTTGATGAATCATTACTTAAGTACAAACTATCCAGTTTTATTTGGGCTGGATCTGCCTGATAACGGTCACGGATGTGTTCTAAAAGGGGTTGGAAACGTTGTTTCTCTAAAAGGTTGACATCCATTCCATAAGTGTTGAAAATCTTGAAATAATAGCTTCCGTTTGTAGGCTTTTTTTCTAAAGACTTTTCTCCTTTTTGAACCCAAAGTGGTTTGGTCTGTGTCTGTGCCGTTACAGAAAGCGACAAAAACAAACAGATCATTAAAAAGAAATAGTTTGCCATTCTTTTTAAGTTCATATACATAGTCTATAATTTAAAAAATGAATACTTCTATTATTACCAATAAATAAACTGCATAAACAAAGTAAAACCACAATATGACAATAGTATCAAACCAATTTTTTGATCCTGATCTTTCCATACCGGAAGATTTACAAGTGGATATGCAATCATGAGTGGATATAGAAACCACGATAAATAAGCGAAACGATTGCTAAATGACGAACGTATAACAATAATCCAGAAAGCATTACATAAACAATAGGTAACACATAAAGCATTGTACCAGTTGTCTTGAATCTGCCGCTTTACACATACATACCACGCCATACAAATCGGCATAGCACTGTACAGCAGGAAATCCCAGCGGAAACCCGTAGACGAGAATTGTGACATATCTGTATCAGAACTTGTATAGCTGGACAGTCGATCATCAAAGGTCAAGGAAACTAAAAACGAAGTAACCGTATCACCCGCAATCAAAGAGACTAATATCGAAAGGAACCAGAATCCTATTGAGATTTTTACATCTTTAATCAAAAACAGACCAACCACTATGGCAACAATAGGCAGCATAACGCTACGGTGAATGCCTAAAGCTATTAAGCATAAAAGACTTCCAGTAATATATTTGTCATCAAACAAAAAAGCCATAGCCAATAAGATCAGATGACAAGCCAGTCCATTACGTAACCCATTGGTTCCAAATGTAAAAAACATCAAAGAAGACCAGACGAACAGCATCCCCAACATAGGATGATTCGGCAAGAATTTTTTTACCGCTATCCAAGCAGACAGTATATAACCAGCTTCAATCAGGACAAAATATATGTGAACATTCAAACCGGCTTTCTTACATCCCATGGTAAACCATTGCCAAATCCATTCACTATGCCAATCTATTTTTACTGTTCCCAGATTCATATTAGCATAGATTAGGGCATAATTAATAGTATCTCCAAAATATACTCCACTGACAGGACGCATACCTATCCATAGTACAAAGACAATACTTAATACAAGAGAAAACAGCCATCCTTCCTGTGTTCGTTGCAAAATATCACCATCAGAAGAAATATAACGGTAACCGGTTATTAAACAAAGCAACGTTACTATAATAAGGAATAAAGGCTGATAAACCGAAGCTTCCATAAAGCATCATGATATAGGCTCTAAAGTCTTTTAACGGCATTACGAATTACTTATACCATAATCTTTCCCATAATAGTATCCATACTTATGATATCCATAATATCCGGAAAAAGTTTCTGTTCCATTCAAAATAATACACAGATTTTTATATTTCTTTTCATTGTACCAACGTTCAATATCAGATAAGAACGAACGATCCAGTATCTTTGCCCGAATGATAAAGAGAGTCAAATCTGCATAATGGCTGATTATAGTAGCGTCAGCAACAATCTCTACCGGCGGACAGTCAATAAAAACATAATCATACATTTCGCGAATTTCCTCCATCATCTTTTGAAAACGAGGTGAAAATAAGAGTTCGGATGGATTGGGAGGAAGAGTGCCACAAGGTAAAAAATCAATACCATTCTGACAAACAATCAAACTTTTATAATCAGGTTCCTGTCCACTTAAAAAATTTGAGATACCTCGATGAGGAGAATCAACGTATGCGGACAACGAACCTTTACGGAGATCTAAATCAACAGCCAGCACCTTTTTACCTTTAAGTCCCATTGCTACTGCTAAATTTGCAGTAATGAACGTCTTCCCACTTCCTGGATTGATAGAAGTCTGCATGATAATACGGTGATGATTATCATTAAAGCCCAAAATAAATTCCATATTAGTACGTACAACACGAAAAGATTCATTCATAATATTCCGGCTTTTATCGGTTATCAGAATCTTCGGTTTTTCTTTTATTTTCCCTCTTTTGGGGACCAATCGAAAACCTTTTTTCTCTGTTTGTGCTAAAGGGATCTCCCCAACAAATGGGATATTAAGCGATTCTAAATCTTTCCGATTACGGACAGACGTATTTAAAATTTCTTTCCCTATCAAAATAAATGCAGGAAAGGCTAATCCCAAACAGAAGGCATAAAACAAAATGGTATTTTGTACCGGTGAGGTCGGAACCATACTTCCATGCGGAGGCTCGATTAATCGGGTATTATACGCTGTAAAGGCTTGAGACAATTCATTCTCTTCCCGCTTTTGCAAAAGGAAAAGATACAATGACTCTTTCACTTTTTGTTGACGTTCTACAGACAACAAATATTTTGCTTGTTGAGGATTGGAAGCAATCTTTGCAATAGCCTGATCATAATCGGAGCGTATGTTCTTTTGCTGGGTACTTAAAATAGCCAATTCATTATCGAGCGACTGTATAATAGAGCGACGTAAAGTTGCCAGATGTTGGTCCAAGTCCATTACTAATGGATTTTGAAGAGAGGAATTGGCCAAATGATTATTGCGTTGAAGTAGAATCTCGTTATATTCTTCGATTTGTCTTCCAATCGTAGAGCTTCCGATTCCTGAATTGGAAGGTAACAATTGGTTTTCATGTTGTCCATCCAACAAATAACTACGAATATAACGTATCATGTAAATTTGATTACTTAATGCATTTGATTCCTGTTCTGCTGTATTAGCCTGACTGATAGCCATACTTCCAACTTGTTGGACATCAGGTACCAAATGTTCCGATTTATAATTAGATATATTTTGTTCTACATTTCCTAATTCTTGTTCTATCACTCCCAAACGATCCTTTATAAACTCATTGGTACTAACCGTAATTCGATTACGATCTTTTATCCAGTTTTCATTATAAACGGTCACAAGTGCATTCAATACATCCTCTGCACGGTTGACAGATACATCTGTATAACTGATATCAAGAATAGTTGAGTTATTGTCCCGTAATTTAACAGAAATCTTTCCTTTAATAGAATTTGCCACGGCATCTATAGGTGAACGAGAGACCTTTATCTGGTCTGTTATACCGTATTTATAATATGGAGAAGGTAATATGGTAAGATTTCCAATTGGAGTCTGTTTGGTCTGCCCTAACCTCATGGTTATTTTATCTTCAAACAATTTATTGTTACGCCTCATATCACTCAAGACGAGTGAACTGTCTGCTTTTAAATGAACATATAAAGAAGCCGTTTCATTATCATTTAGATCAGCAAATAAAACTGTAACAGGCCTGTGAATGCCATATATCACTTCATCATGAAAGGTTCCTTCACGCAAATAATTAACCTCTAAACTTAGCAAACCTACAATTTCTTTTGCAACAGGTGTAGTCTGTAAAGAAAGAATTTCATTGGTCACATTAGATGGGCTCTGTATGATGCCAAGCTCTTTCAACTGCTGATCTGAACCTGAACTATTATCGTTTGCCTTAATAAGAATAGAGGCTGTACGGGTATAAACTTTAGGAGTGCATTTCAAATATAATATGGCTCCTCCCATCGCTATAAGCAAAGATATAATAAACCACGGCCAATGACCTATGCAGAGAAAGAAATAATCTTTTACACGAAACTTATTACCCGTAGAACTCTGCTGATTATCTGTTTTTAGATGATATCTTTCCATATCTTTATCGTGTAAGCAGTAATATAAGAGAAAGCACAAAAGAGGTTGTTGAGAACCAAAAGCCCGGAGTACGGAGCGTATTTGCATTCAACTGGGATTGGTTAACGCGCATCGTATTAGGCTCTACATAAATCAAATCATTCTGTTGCAAATAAAAAGCTGGTGAACCATATAACTTTTCTGTTTGAGTAATATCCACTCTATACGGAGTTTGCTCACCATTTACCGTTCGAAGAACTAAAATATTGTCACGTCGACCTTGTATAGTGAGGTCACCAGCTTCCGACAAGGCTTCAAGCAAAGTAATTTGATCATGTTCTATTTCATGCTTTCCCGGATTTCCGACTTCTCCCATCACATAATAATACATATTTGCATATTCTACCGTTACAGTAGGATCACGCAAGAGCTTTCCGGCTAACAACCGATATTTTATCAAGTCTGCCACTTCCAGACGAGTCAGTCCTTCAACAGAGATCAATCCAAGGATAGGCATATCTATCTGTCCTTCCTTATTGACAGTATAATATGAATTTTCCCTGGAATTATTTCCTTCCGACATAGATATCAAATTAAACATTTTCACCAATTCCTGATCACGACTATATACAACAATATTTAATTTATCACCCGGTTTTAAAGTTATTTCTTTTACCTCTTGTAATGCTATGGCTATATTAGACTGAATATCTTGCAAATAGACAACTTTAGAATTCGTTTTACAAGACGAAAAGAATATGAGTAGAAATACAAATACTAAAAAGAAAAATGCAGTCGAAATTTCTTGTAAGTGTTTCATATTTATTTATCTATTAAATATTTCATTTTTTTTAAAACGGTCTTCTGTACAGGAATATTTATCCATTTTACAAAAGTTTCCTTATGATGGACGTCTGTTCCTATCAATGAATAATATCCTTTTTGAAGTAATGCCAAGGCTTTACTACGTGCCTCCTCTCCATATGCTCCTACAATAGATGCCATATCTAATTGCAACTTTATTCCTCTATGATAAAGCTCTTCATATTCCTGCATAGTAGACAAATAGTGATAACGTTCCGGATGAGCTAATATCAGAGTATATCCTTTATTCATTATCTGTTCAAGCAATTCTTTAAAATGAAATGGAGAAATATAATATGAAGTTTCAACCAATAAATGAGATGAATCTATAATGGGCAATAAGTCATTTCCACTTAATCGTTGCATAAAAAGTGAATCCAACATATTTTCCGAAGCAAGAGATAATGTTATAGGATTCTTGCTATATCGAATATATTCTGTACAAAAATTTTTGAAGTGTTGTCGCAATATACCTGTTTTATTAGGATAATCCTCCACGGCTCTTTCGTTTAAAACAACCTCTATAATCCTTGTTATTCTCCGAAAAACCATTATTTTTGCGCACAGCGATGCAGGAAGCACCGCTTCCGGTGTTTCTTTTTATCGTTCATATAAAATTATTTTTGTAGGCAGAAATCAAATGCGACAGAGGTCGTTTTTTGATTTTCGCCTTAATTTTCGCTATGCGAAAATACGATTTATTTTGCTGATATGCAATATTTTGCATGTCTAATATATAAAAAAGAAACATGCATTCTGCCGTCGTGGCAGCATAATGAAACATCTGAAAGAATTTGTGAAATCAGTGCCGGATTACCGCAGGACAGACAAGGGAAACTACAAATACAAGCTGGAAGATATTCTTCTCCTTGTAATACTCGGACGGCTGGGCAAGTGTATGACAAGACCGGATATAATCAGATTCGGCGAGCGTAATCTGAAACGCTTCCGCTCTTTAGGAATTTTGTTGGACGGTGTGCCTTCTGAACCTACGCTCTGCCGTATATTCAAACATATTGATGATGAAGCCATGTCTGAGCGGATGTCTGAATTTACCTCCACCTTCCATGATGAGCTTGTCGGTTGTGCCGGAGACATCCTCTGTATTGACGGCAAGGCAATGAGAGGGACGGTACTTGAAAACGGACGCACCCCCGACATCGTATCCGCCTATTCCCTTGAAGGAGGTTTCACCCTTGCCACGGACATGTGTGAAGAAAAAAGCAACGAGATAACTTCCGTACCCAAACTATTGAACAAGGTGGATGTGTCAGGATGCATAGTTACGGCAGACGCCATGTCCTTCCAGAAAGCCATCATAGATAAAATCCGGGAAAAAGGCGGTGATTTCCTTATCGAGCTGAAGGCAAACCAGAGGACTCTGCGATATGGGGTTGAGGACAATGTCGAACTTGCAGAGCCTGTGGATGTATATTCGGAAGGCCCTTTTCTTGAACATGGCAGAATAGAGACCAGAGTATGCCGTATCTTTCGTGGAAATGACCTGATTACGGACAGGAAAAAGTGGAATGGAAATCTGACGGTTGTCGAAATACGGACTGCAACGGAGAGAAAATCTGATGGTCAGAAATCTTCCGAGAGGAGGTTCTATGTCTCCAGTTTTCACGGAAGTGCCAGGCGGCTGAGTACAATAGCCAGAATGCATTGGGCAATAGAAAGCATGCACTGGGACCTTGACCGCAACCTGAGGCAGGACTTCATCAGGCGGAATAGTGCAAGGTCCGCCAGAAACCTTGACACGATACAGAGGATAGTACTGGCAATACTTTCTATATGGAAAGGTAAAAGGAAAAAGCTCTCCGACAAGGCTAAGGGAACGGCCGAACTTATTAGAGAACTTTCTTTGGACTTTACCGCAATGATACATATGCTGGATCAAAAATGAGATAATTTGTAATTTCAGAGGATTCGTAACGTTTTGGGTATCAATCATAACAAAATCCCTGCTTCCCATAAGAAGTGGGTGGGGGAATTATGTGCCTTTATCTAAGCTTAAATGAAAGAGCCGTGAACCACATAAAAATTAGTTTCAAAAATCGACTCGCTTACGCGAGAAAAAGAAAGAGGGAGCAGCCTACGGCTCTCCCTCCAACGCTTTTTTCGAAATCGCGAGGTCCGCTCTATTCAATTATAACGAATTTTCCGCGGAAGGCCAGACGCGCCCCGTAGTACGTGTTCGAGTACGATGAAGCGTAGTACGCGTGCGCATAAGCGAGACCGCTGTACGCACTCGAGTTGCTGCCGGACCGCAAAACACAACGGCCTCGGCTTCCACTTATCCAAAATCCTGCTGCATAATGTGTTACATACATACTTGTATCTCCCTTGTGTACTCTGCTGGGCAATACATCGCACTTGGCACCATGTACTATGCGCACGACACAATTTCCATTGGAAGCGTCAACTGTTTTAACAGTCCGTTCGGTTTTGTTTACGGGGTCATAAATATGCGCTGTATAATCTATTGGATATGAACTGTCGTTCTCCGTGCATTTTGCCTTGTAGAACGCTTCATAGCTCGGCACATTAAAAGCGATATAGTCCATCCATTCTGAATCACAACCCACATAATGCTTCAATCCAAGTATGGAGTTGAGCGTATTGCCGGTATTATTGCTGTCAGCCATGCCGATGGAATCCAGTTTATTCAGAATGCTGTCATGTCCGCCATTGCCCACAACCGACTGTTCGTTGGTTGTTCCGCTCAAAGCCCACCATAGATTGCTAATCTCTTTATGCTGTTCGTAATCCTGCAACTGATAGCCAACTCCACGTAAGCGGCAGATGTTTTGGAAATCCTTTGCCGTGTAATTCAAACCGCCGATAGGCATCTCAATAGGATTACCCTCACTGTCGTATTTCCATTCGTTAGATGTAACGGACGTCCCGTTGCCTTTCTTCGAACGTATATCACCGGAAAGGCTGCGTGGCATCTTCAAACCGTCAACGGTAATAGGATATACACCGACCAGACTGTCGTTGTCGCCAACCGTGTGTTCGGTCCATTCAGGTTCTATGGCTTCAATACTGCTGCTGTCTACAACAAGGCACTCTATGTCGCCAATGTCACGGAAAGAAGTGAAATAAAACCATTTTGCACCGTTAGGTATGTCACAGAACACATAATCACCGATGTTGAAGTCAAAATAGGTATGGCTTACAGACATGATGAACGTACTGAGCACACGGTTGTTTTCGTCAGTGAACACGCCTCCAAGCCGGGCATGGTTCAGACCGGGCCATCTTACCTGCTTCATTCCTCTCACATCCATCTTGTAGCTGTTCGTATTGGATGCGGTGGTTATGACATCCTCGCCTATGACTTCACCGACAACGGCATCAATCGCATACACTCCGGTATTTTCCATATATAGCAATTCCGACAACAGGGATTTTCTGCTATGCAATGCAGTTGAGAGCGGTTCGGTCTCTGTTATAGAAGGGAAAAAATACTTTACTTGGTTCTTGTAGTCGTTCACTCCCTTGTACCAATGGTGCGGAGCATGCCAGAATATATCAAAGCCCTCTCCGGCGGTGTCCGTTATGTCAAAGCTGCTGCCGTTTTTCAGGTAGTTGAAATCCGTATCGCTTAACTGCACGCCTTCCATCTGGTTTTTCTTCGTGTTGAATGAGCATTTATAGGCATGGCATCCTTTCTTGATGGCAAGGGTATGCCCGCTTGGAATATATGTGTTGCCATAATCCGCCCCCGTCTTATTTTCGGGATTGCTATACTTCTCACACGAATCATTGTCTACCGTATCGCTGATTTTCACAATAGAGAACTGCGAATTATGAAGTTCAAGTTGGGGAAAATACCGGACAAGCTCTTCGATTTCGTTCTGCTCTATCAGTTCGACCAATATCCATCGTCCGGTTATTCCGCTACACTGTCCTTTTTCATCGTACGCATTACCATTCGCATCCAATCCTATAGCCCCACCGTTTTTTATGGAACGAAGCATTTCAACACTCGCCGTAGCATTTACGTTGGGAATACGGACGGTTTTCAATTCACTTGCATTGACCACCTGTTCCAACAGAGTCATCGTATCAATATACGGACATTCATTCACGAATATTTTTGTAACCTTACTGACACCACCAAGAGAAAGCCCGCCGGGATAAGTCAGATTAGGCAGATTGTTCAATACAAGTTCAGTGATAGTACCGGGAAGGGCAAGCGTACTTATCGGAGAAGTTTCAGCAAACGTTATTGCAGACAAAGAAGTATTATCGGCATGCACACTCTCCATTCGTGGACACTTTGAGCAATTGACGGTTATAATTTCCGTGTTTCGAATATCCAATGTAGTGAGAAACGGCATGTCTCCTAAATCCAAATTGGTAAGAAATCCGGTGTTTCCGGGCGACATTTTCCATTCCTTATGATTTTCACTACCGAGATACAGTTCCTGTAGCAACGACATTTTTGAAAGGGTATTCCCGAATTGAGGGTCAATACTTACTTCACTTAAATCTATCATGCTCATGCGGTCTGCCTGATATATGTACAGCATGATGTTTTCCCCATGCTGGAAATCTGTGAATGTACCGCTTTCCCCTGCCTTCAGAAAGATTCCCTGTGTAATGTTTCCACTATCGTTACCGATACCGAAATACCCACTCTTGGCCGCTTTAAATCTGATGACTGCACCTTCTTTTGCACCGATACGTCCACCAATATAACCGCTTTCCGCCTTGAAATCCCCACAGCGGTAGTATCCGTCACGGATGCGCCAGCGTTGTTCTATAAAAGCGGGAAGAGATGTCAGCCCCAGTCCTTGCAATGCATAGAAATAGAGGTCGTTGTATCCTGTATATTTGATATACTTCCGTTCTCCGTCATAACTTGAAACAACCTTAGGCCATTTTTTCATTATCTGTTTTACAAAATAATAGTCAGCTCCCTTGGGAGAAAACGGTCCGGCACCGATTCCAAGTGTATCGGGAAGCGAACGCATCGTATCTGCTATTGCAGGCAATGTAATTGTATTGGCATTTTGGTCTACATCCATAGTCTGCTGACCACGTATATCATTCCAAAGCACGCTTCCTCTTCCGGCGTATGCACTGTTTGTCAGATCACCGGGGTCAACTTCCGGGTCAATGGTTTGCCCGCCGTCATTATCCTTACCGTTGCAGGTATCACAGTCATAAACTTTATTAAGGTACATTCTTCGCGCTTCCATACCGTTTGCTCCGCTATAAACACCGTCCTTGACGCTACAGCCGTCTTCAAGGAAGAACATCGGTTGCATGTTTTTCGCCTGTTGGTCGACAGCGGCAAGATAATCGGTGAAAAGATAATAGGAAACCAACGAGTATGGATTGATGTATTTCCACATCTGTGTCTTCCAAATTTCCTGCCATTTCCCTGCGAGCTCTTCCTTGGCATAATCGCAACTGTCGCAGAATTTCAGTACTTGGTACAGGTCGAACGGTACTTTCCGTCCCATGGCCAGGTCTATCTGTAACTGGTCATCGTCAATCATGCACTCGAAGTAACGTGTCCACATCGGGTAGGTTTCCTGTCCGAGTTTGAGTTTCGTTACCCACGAGGACTCTGCGGTAGTAGGTTCCATCATGTCTTCAACGCTGCCAACCCCTTGCCACCAGTTCATTCCATCATATGTGAGCAATTCGTAACCGCTTACCGGATTAAGGACCTTGCCTGTAATCTTCCACTTGCCGTTTTCCTGCTTCATCTCTCCGGCTTGTCGCGTCCACTCTCCCCGTTCGTATGACATAAACCGGTAGTCCTGCCCGCAATATAGGGAAAGAAGATAAAGCTTTTCTTTATCGGTGGTAATATCATTCTTGAAACGTGTTTCTATCTGGTCGATGCTTTCGCCCTTTTGTCCGAAATATTCCACAAAATCTCCATAGTTCACGCAGCCTTTATTGTAACCGGGAGTATCTTTAAACCCAAGCGCAACCTGTTCTCCCTTATCCTCCTTCCAGTTCCCTTTTGCATGAAACCATGCGTCTGTCAAGCTTTCCTGTGTAGCACGGAATGCGGCAATGGGATGATTGGCTGTCGAGTGATTCATTTCCAATCCCTTTAATGATATGTCACTCTTTGCCCAAGTTCCATCAAATGAACGCTGTGCGGGAGTCAGGTAATTACTTCCGAGTGCACGAAATGTGGCGTTCATCAAACCGCACACACCGCAGTCGTTGGCATTGGAGCTGTCGGAATAATCCACTTTCACCGTTATTATTTTTACCGGAATAGAATCTTCGCCTACACGGACATAACCTATTCTCATCAGTTTATATGATATTTGAGCATCTTCACTGTCATAATCCGGATAAATAGGAGTTACCTCCCAGCCATCATTCTTTTGAAGATAGAAACGGTCGTTCTTGATAGGCCGTTTTGCCGAAGTGGTTCCCTGCCTGCGCCATTGCACATTGATAGCCTTAAAACTTCTCCACGGCATAGTCGGATGATAATAGAACAACGTACATTTGAACTTCTTGCTTGTATCAATATCACCGTCAAACGTGTCAAAAGTTTGCTGGTCTGACACGACCACATAATAAGGTATGCCTTTTGCGGAAAGGGCTTCTATTGTCGGACGATTCTGTGTATCAAGCACATTCTCCGCTTCATACTCCTGTATCATTGCTGAAGTATCAGTCAACTTGCACAAATAGTTTCTAAAAGCTTGCGCCCATTCATAATGACTGTTGTAGGCAAGTACATAATACAAATACAAGTCTCCTTCCGTTCCGTCAAATGTTATGGTTTTTGAATTAAGGATAGCACCGCTATTACTGATATATCCTATACAGCCGACCTCTTCACCATTCAAATACAGTTTGATACAGGAATAATTGCTTCCCCCACGTGATACATAAATGGTAGATGGTTCTACAACTACGGCCATGGTAATTTTTTCACCTTGTCGGAATGAGCGTTCCACCAAAGCCGGTTGTCCGGTCTTGCAGTATATCGCAGCTTTATTTCCACAGACATAGAAACCGGCTCCGCTATCAGGGTCATAGCATTCTATCAGCTTTGAATCAGCTTCCTTGATATTTTTGGTGGCAAAGGCAAATTGGATGGCACATCCGCTCGTAGTTTCCACTGATGCGTTTCCAAAAGGATGGTAATCCAATATTTCAGCTGTTACATTTTCTGCAATACGCAAAGAACGCTCCTTAAGAAAGTCTACAAATCCGTTGCTTGACCAGTTTGCACCTCGTACATCCATTGTCACTCCGTTATGTGTGATAGTATGATCGCTCTCACTGTTGCTACGTGTAGAAAAATCATATCCGAACAAAGCACCGTCCTTGATCGCTATATCAATGGCACTCCCTTTTATCGTAACCTTGATTTCATTGGTGGATACACCGCCACTTTCGGCATGTACGGTAATACTTTGGCTTCCGTCCGTACTATATCCGCTTATCTGCTTGTTCACTGTAACCGTTTCGGCAATCATAGCTTCCACAGCTGTAACTTTCTCCTCGCTGTAGAAAACATCTACATGCGTTTCAGTCTTGCCGGGAGTATACGCAGCCACCTCTACGGTAAGGTTGTCATATAAACGTAACGTGCCGTTGTTCTTGTCATTGAACCTGATGGCGACGATGGGAGTATTACTGTTTTCGTCCACACACATGATAGCGGAATAGATGGTGTTTCCCTTTACTCCGGATTTCTTCTCCGTACCGTATATTCGTACAGGATATGCGCCATGCGAAAGTCTTTCTCCGCCACCGAATACATTTGTTGGATTGACAGAGATGCCTTTGGTATAACTGTCGCTTACCGTTGCTTCACCAAGTTTCTTCCATTCTCCATTATAGAACATCTCCACTACTGCAAGAATGGATGAAGTGTTATTAGGGAATTTATAGAATTGTCCGATATTTTTTGCCGGACCACCTGCAACAAGGATAGTATCACTTGTGTAATTCAAAGCCATGGGTTGTTCTACGGTAATATCCACAGCCATAATGGTAATGGCTTTTTTCTTGGTATTTCCATCCGAATCTGTAGCTTGCACAAAGAAGCTTTTGCTGGCGGCACTGCTGAAATAACTTGTGAAGTCAAGTTCAAACTTGTAATCGGTCGCACTTGCAGAGCCTACAGTGTTCATATCCTCACTGGATAATGTCAGTCCGGTGCTTGCATCAATAATAGTGATGTTACGAATGACACCAAGCACCTCGTTACCATCAGGATAGCTGACACTACGCAAAGCTACATTGATTTTTATCTCTGAGCCGAATGCCATAATAGGAGCGGCTTCCTCGAAGTAGATAGACAATGTACTATCCTCACTGGAGCCGCCACCACCTCCATTTTTGGGTATTTTAAGCACAATATCCTCTATCTGTCCGCCATTCAGATTGGTGGCTTTGTAGTAAATGTAGTCTTCATCACTTTCTTCATCAAATCCGCCGATAGCTTTCTCCTGCATTATGTATGCCCCGCCTGTGGAAAGGGCATCTTTTCCTCCCTCTGCCGGTTTGTCGGATGTTTCCACCTTGCTTCCGCCACTGCCGAATGCTACCCACGGTTTCAGATCATCAGGGCTGATGTCACTCTTATCGCGTGTGAACTGATAGGCAAGCCATACAGGTGCGCCATTTTTATCACTTTCCGCAGTCTTGAATGTAAGGACGATACCGCTTTTCAAATAAGAGAACCCGCTTTCTTTCTCAAGGTCAACAACAGCTTTTATGGCTGTTCCCAAAGTATATTCTCCATCTCCGCAAAGGTCGTTCACGTTGATGGTGTTGCCTACGTTTCCACCACCGGAAGTCCCGAAATCCGTCCAGTTGCTTTCTTTACTCCAATCAGAGGTATTTGTCCATTGTTTTGAAACCCATCCGGCTTCTGTAAGGAATATCAAGACAACACCCGGAATCTGCAAAGCAGAAGCATATTCAGAAGTCGCACACCTGTCAAGTGCTACGGAAAATGTTATCTCCCTATCTGAAAGGTCAAACAGATGGTTGACATTCACAACGCTACGCGATACGACTTGTTTATTGAGTGAAAGTATTGCCTTCTTGTTTTCTTCGACCTGCTTCATATCTTCCTGTAACTTCGCACCTTCATCACCGGGGAATGCAGTAGAGCTTGTATGTCCGAGAGCAAGGTCGGAGCCAATTGAAGTCAGTTGTTTACCGCTCCAACGATAACTTTTTCCATCTTCTTCACATAGAAAGACTTTGCCGGAAGAGGGTATTCGCCCGTTTGTACTTGCCGTACCGAAAACATCTGCATCCAACCAGTTGTTATAATAAGTAGCAGTCTCGGATTCTCCGATTGTCGGAACGTATGCAAGCACAAAGCAACCATGTTCCTTATCATATACAACTTTACAACCCTCATCGTTGGAATTTTTGTCTATGGATTCATTTTTTACAGTAATGCCTACGGAAATGCCATAAAAATCTACCACGTCATCAATGTATCCGGGCAAATGTCGGCTCGGTACTTTCCCTTGTTCGTCAAGAGGGGCGATTCCTCCGTTTTCACCTTTTGATTCTTTGAAAGAGTTCAGTTGGCTTCCAACTTCATTCGCCTTGTTGTTTGCCTTGTTTGCGGTATCCTTGGTCGTGTTTACTTGGTCTTGCAACGAGTTGACACTATCACCAAGCGTGGTGAGGTTGGTGTCTTGCGCTTTGTTGCGGGCTTCTATATCCGTAATGTCGTCCTGCAGTTTGGTAATATCCTCTTGCAGTTTTTCTACGGCTTCGTTATACTGACCGCTGTCTATGGTCGGGTTGCCTCCACTCTGTCCGGTCGGGACCCATTCTCCGCCATCGCCCACATATATGGGAGCTGGTAAGGAAACACCCACAAGTGCCCACCATCCGTCATGTGGTAAAGGATAAGCCGCTTTCAGTTTTTCGATGGTCGTGAACAGTCCTTTGCTCACTCCCTTGATATTTTTTGCCTCAAGCCAGCCGTCCACCATTACGTTTCCTTTCAAGTGGGTCTTTCCCTGAACGGTCGCGTCACCACCTATCGCTGTATTGCGACCAACGGAGACATCACCGTCTATATGTTTTGATTCGTAACTCATATTAATACAGATTTAGCCAATTCGTTCAATGCGGCACTTTTTTCCGTATCGCCGAATGTCGTTAATACTAATGCAGCTATGGTATATATCACAGCATCATAACATTTCTCACAGATTTCTACCGCGCCATATTTGTCTATTTTCGGGTAAGGCAGATATACAGCACGGCTCACTTTCGCTTCTGTCGTTTTGCAAGAATAAAATTCCATCACTCTTCCTTCTGGCCGTATGGATATGGCGCATACAGGCCGTTGACATGTTCCCCTTATGCCTTTAAATCGGGAAGACTGTTTTTCATATTCAGGGTCATCGGTGTTTATGGGATTAAATACCGCACGCTCCCAATCGTTCATTTGGAAAACGACAAAACGCATGAAATCTTCCGGCAGTAATATCCATCCGCTTTCATGCTCTTTCCAATATATGGCATCACCGAAGTTGTGTCCGCCGTCAAGCAAATAGGACGGTGCAGAGCTGTGCACACGCTTTACTGCTTCCAAAATCTTTGATGCAATGATGTCGTCAAGTGCAAGAGTGTCCACATCGCCTATAATCTTCAACGTATCGCTGTTCATGTTTTGGTCCAGGGCGGTGCGTACATCCTCCTGTATTTTGTTCTTCTGATATACAGCCATAAGCCCTTATCTTTATTCCAGACCTTCAAACTCAATTCCGTTTGCTGCTGCCTGCTCCATGATTGCCTTGGTCGAGCGCATGGAAGTGCGGCTGATACCGAAAGTGTCTGCAAGGTAATCTTTTGCACTTGCAATGTCGCTTACTTTGACTTTGCGAGATGTCGTATTGTTATCCCCTGCGTCTTCTTGCGGCATTTCGTCCTGTCTGCCGGTTTCGTTGGCAGGCGTGTCTTCACCATTGTGCGTACTTTCGGCATGAAGTTTTTCAGATGAACCGTTTTTAGACGCTTTTCCGGCTGTTTCTACTGTCTCGGATTGCCCGTGCACAGAATGAAGTTTGAACAGTTTGCCAAACTTGTAATGGTTCTCTACAGACTTCTGTATGTCCTCGTTGTCGGTAGTGAATACACTGCTTCCGTTTGACAATGGAACGAATGCGATATGCAGGTTCTTCTTGCTCGGAAGTACCACATTAATACTGATATTGGTATTCGCCTTGTAGGTTTTCGTAATCATATTCTTAAAAGTAAAAAGGGGACGGGACACCTTATCCCATCCCCGGTAATTAATAATTCTTTATGAACTCTTTATTATGCCGCATTTAAATCTTGGGCGGGTGCTTTAGCCAGTCTCATACGTGCATGTGCCTTTGCATAGCGCAGATACAGGCAGCTCACCTCTTGGATAACTACCGCATCGGTACGGCGGATACCGGCCTTTTGCAAGTCGAGTACGTTACGTGCCCAAGACACATGTGTTTTTTTGGAAAGATATTCCGGATCCATTGCAAAGCCGCAATCACTCATTCCGTTTACATCGAACAGTTCATGATGTATGGTTAATACTTCTCCGAAATCAGTATCCCAAGATTTGAATTTCAAGTTCCATACCTCCACGGTATCTTTCAAGCGGAATTTTTCGCTCTTTATCTTGGAGAATGCAGAGAGCATATCACTTCCACAGAATAAAATCTTACGCTTGTTACCGATGCCGGTACCAACAAAAAGGTCTTTGGTAATATCCACAAGGTTTTCATCGGTAATTATGGCGCATTTCTTGTCAGTATCCCATTCGCCCACCTCGATGTCCTTTCCGGCCATCCACCAGATACCACCTGTAAACCAAGTGTTCATGCCGTCCTTTGCAATGTGCTTGATAACCTGCTTCACACCGAACAGATAAGTATTTTCCATTGCGAGGCGCATATCATATACACCGTCTTCTTCAATGTCTGAGAAATTCCAGTTCACTTCTTTGGCGGCAATCTTGTCAAAAGTTGATTGCTCTACCTGAATCATGAAGTTCTGACAATACTGGGTTTCAGGCATAGGGATATTATTGAATCGTCCTGTCTGAACATCCAATTCCCCACATGCTTTTCCCATGCGTACAAGCGTTGTTCCTTGTGGAATTTCCGGAACAAGAATCGGCTGTTTGCTTGAATCATCCATTTTGCCATTTACGGCATACACTGTAGGAAGATTTGTTGAGCTGTCCTTTCCGCACACACAAAGCACGAGGTCCGGAACGTTGCTGTCATCTTCCGTATATTTCGTTCCGTCCGGTTTGGTGATGGCGCTGACACCGACTACCCTAATGGTATCATCCAACGTGAACATATTCAAATCATCTACCGGCAACGACACGCTCGCACCGCTGAGCATAGCTTCCAGCTTTTTGTTGGTACTGCATTTGATTTCACGTGTACCCACGCTGTAATACTTCACTTCAAATGAATTGGTGGAGCTTGATTTTGCATAACGGCTGATTTGGTCAATTGGAGTAGCCATCGGACGGATTTTCACGATGCGTTTGTCCACATCACTCAAATAGAAATTTGGGTCGCCGGTTTCACGCCCTCCTGTTTCAGTGGAAATACCGTCTGTTCCACCCGTACCGTCCGCACCGGCTGTTGTTTTACCCGCATCAGGCAGGTTCGATGCTTCTGCCATCATGACACCGCTTGATGCACCCGTCACAAACGCCAATATCATCAGCGTAATGCGACAAAAGAAACTCATTGTTTTCTTCATTGCTCGAAATTTTAAAAGTTAAAAATGTAATTGGTTTATATTTATCTGTTTATCGCCTTGCGTTTTTCACCGCCACGCTCCCAAATGTTCTGTGTACCATCATAACGCCCGATTGCACCGAGGTCAGGCATCTGCCGTGAACCGCCACTGCCGCCACCGTTTTTACCGGCAAGGTCGGCTGTACCGTCATTTTTGCCTGCTTTGCGTAGTTTTTCTTCAATCTTGCTGTTGCGCCCCTTTACTTCACCCTCGTGTCCGGCAGCTTCCACATCGCTGTCGTGCCTGATTGCTTTTATGGCCATTTCTATACTTTCACGTGTAAACTTACCCATGATTCCGTCACGTACAATGCCTACAAGGAAATCCATTGCGCTGTCGATGTCCTCATCCGGCAGTCCTTCTTCCTGTTGCATGGTTTCAAGGGTGGTCAGGGTTTCGTCGAGGTTCTTCTGATACTCTCCCTCGTACTCTTTCTCTTGGGCGATTCGTTCCGCAAATTCCTTGTTGGCGGCTGCAAGTGCCTCCTGCTTTTCGGGGTCTTCAAGTGCGGCCTTGAAATCATCCCCGAATTTGCGCACCATACCGATGATAGGGTCTTCGCCTTTTCTCCAGTCAGTAAGGAAAGCGGCACTTTGCGGGTTGCTTGCAAACAGGTCGGACAGTGCTTTTTCACGTTCCTTGTAACCGGACAATTCCTTGTCGTAACCATCGTAATCGTCATTGATTTGACCGAATAACGCTTCATCATCGGCAAATTCTCTGTCCGGATACTTTGCTTTCAATCGCTCTGTGTATCGCTCGCGATTGCTCTTAACTTCCGTATTATTAGGCATAATTCAAAAATTTAATTTATAGTCAGATTCTACAAGACAAAAATAGGCAGGGAAAGCAGGATGTCATGTTTATCTTTTTACGCTCCTATTGGTAACTTTGGTACTATAACGGGAAGAAAAATGAAGCATAAAGGAGCAGTTATGGAATACTCTATGGAGCGTATGAACGACTTGATGAGAGCATACGATGAATACATTTCATCGTGTGATTATATCCGTATGCCTGAAGTGTATAAAGTAATTGTAAACATGCCGTCCCGGAGGTTTTGGGTCAGCGATATTCGTGCAGCATTGGTCGTTTCCGCCATGATGAGGGGTGAGAACGATTTAAGCGGTATGTGGCCGTTGAAGAAAGAAATGTATGAGGAGATTCATACAAGGGTTGTCGCTCTCAAATCAGAATACCCGGAACTTACCATTTCTGAACTGTGTGCTAAAGTGATTGCTCAACCCGCACCGAAATTCTACCTCACGCCGGGTAGTGCCAAGATGATGATATGCAAGGCTAAAAAACGATGGATGCAAGAAAAGTTGAGAAGATTACGGCTCTCCTGATTTCTGCCATGATTGTGTGTTTGTCATTTTCAGGAGAATGGGATTGGCAAACTGTCGGCATTTACGCTGGAAGTAATATGCCAGGACGCTTGCTGTATCCGTTTTTCCATACGAATATGTTTCATGCCTTGCTCAATTCATGGTGTTTATTATCGATTATTTTCATTTACGATATTGGGATAGGAAGATTGCTGTCAGCCTATATGATTGCCGTTACAGTTCCAGTTGATACCCTTGGATATTTCACGACAATGGATTCGCCAACGGTAGGATTGTCCGGATTGGTTTTCGCCCTGTTTGGTTCAATATCGTTTGAGGTATTACGTAAACGGTATTATCAGTTATGGATGCTGTTTTACCTTGTGGCAGGCTTCCTGTTTCCGGGCATAAATGCCGTATTGCATCTTTGGTGTTATGTATTGGGACTCATCATGGCTCTGCTAAACAAGCCTGTTAAAATCATGCACCATGAAAGATAAGGCCATCAAGGACATATTGACAGAGAATGAACGCCGCAATGCGATTGTATATGCAAAGTTCAATCCAATTACCGGAGAAGGTTCTGTCGGTAAACGTGTAAAGTGTACCATCAGTGACTTTCCTATACATACCCAGTGGTTACCGGAACGTATCATGAAAGTACCGCTTGTACGCCAACTCATCGAAGCCGGTTCTATTTCCAAATTCCTCACGGACTACATGGGTGTGGAAGACAATCAGGATGATCGCTTGAAGGTCATAGAGCAGTTTGTACGAATACGCAGCCGCGAGGATTTTCCGTTTTGGGCGGCAACATTTGTCTATATCAAGGCCAAAGGCGGTGGTGAGGATGTCCTGTTTCGTCTGACAAGACCTCAACGGCGTTTTGTGGATCGGCTTGAGAAATTGCGTATTGCAGGGAAACCGATACGCATCATCCTGCTTAAAGCACGGCAATGGGGTGGTTCCACCACTTCACAGCTTTATATGGCATGGTTGCAGTTGCTTCACAAAACCGGCTTAAACTCACTTATCATTGCACATCAGGGCGCAGGCTCCGATGAAATCAAGGATATGTTCGACCGGATGATTAAAAGTTATCCTGTCGAAATGCTCTATAAAATTGATGAAGCCTACAATGAGAACGAGCCGAAGATTGTAGGAGTGGGAAAATCGGGAAGTATATCGCGCATTCCGCAGCGTAACTGCAAAATCAAGATTGGTACGGCTGAACGCCCGGATTCGTGTCGTGGCGGTGATTACAATCTTGTACATCTCTCCGAAGTGGGAATATGGAAGGCTACGGAGGGAAAGAAACCGGAAGACATTGTGCGCTCCGCCTGTTCGGGTATTCTCCTCAAGCCCTACACCATGATTGTTTATGAAAGCACAGCAAATGGCACCGGGAACTTCTTTCATCGCGAATATACTGCCGCAAAAGAAGGGAAATCCCAGTTCGAGGCAATGTTCGTTTCATGGTTCGACATCGAGCAATATACACTCGCTTTTGATTCGGACAATGAAAAATGGGATTTTGCAGAATGGCTTTATCAGAATCGGGACAATGAAAATACAGATTCCGAACGTGAGGAATGCGGTAAGTATCTTTGGTCGCTGTGGGAAAAAGGTGCTACGCTCGAAGCTATCCATTGGTACATAGCCGAACGCAGGAAGTACAATGACCATGGGCAGATGGCTGCCGAATTTCCGTCTGATGATGTGGAAGCCTTCGTACATTCGGGAGCACGTGTGTTCGACAAATACAAGGTCGATGCAATGCGCAAGACCTGCAAGAAGCCTAAATATGTCGGTGAAGTCTGTGCCGATGCGGATGAGGGCAAGAACGCTTTGCAGAACTTGCGTTTTGTGAAAGACAAACAGGGATTGTTGCATATTTGGGAGTTGCCGGAAACAGATGAAAAGGAAGTTGTTACAAATCGTTACCTCACGATTGTCGATGTGGGTGGACGTTCCAATAAAGCAGACTTCTCTGTTGTTCTTGTGCTTGACCGTCTGTTTATGATTGATGGTGGCAAGCCTGTCGTAGTGGCACAATGGTACGGACATTGCGACATCGACCAGCTTGCATGGAAAGCGGCACAAATAGCGGCTTTTTATGACAATTCACTCTTGGTGATAGAAAGCAACACCTTGGAAACGCATGACAAGGAGCGGCAGGTAGATGGCGACCAGTCACAGTTCATCCTTAATCAAATCAAAGAGATTTACCCTAATCTCTATGCACGTGGTCAGTCCGAAGAAGCCGTACGCGAGGGATTGCCTACCAAATACGGCTTCCATACCAATGTCTCAACCAAACCGATGATTATATCAACCTTAGTCAAGGTTATTCGTGAGAATTTATACACGGAACGTGACGAACGTTGTCTGGACGAATATTTGTGTTACGAGAAAAAACCGAACGGAGCTTTCGGAGCGATTACCGGTAAACATGATGACTTGCTAATGACAAGAGCCATAGGCTTGCATATATGTTTCTTTGAAATGGAAATTCCAAAGATTGTGCTTCGTATCGGACGATTTGTTGTCAAAAAGAAAAAAGCTGTTTCAGCAGCTACAATATAAGTTTAACTATAAAAACAAGGAACAATGAACATTTTCAGAAAAATCAGAGCTTCGCTTCGTTTACGTGAAGCAGTCAGACAGGCAGACGAAAAACACAAAGAAACTGGAGAACGTTACTACGTTATGCCTGCCGGTGGGAAAAAAGGTCAACTTATCATTATGGATAGAAAGAATTTCCGTAAGTTGAAACAGAAAGGCTACATCAATCATAATACGTTTGTGGGCGACCTTGAACGCGAATGCTTCTACTGCACGACTTATGGAAACGGTTCAGCTATGCTTCCTTCTGCTGTTATTGCATTGAAACGAAAACAGTATTTCTCATGGCTTGATTCATTTTCAAATCCCAAAGAGAATGGGAAAGTACGGAAATATTGATGGCATTGCCACACTTACCAGTGACCCGCTCGCACTTGACAATATCAACAAGTTTAACATCGGAGACCGGGTGATGTGCAATGATAATGGGAAAAGCGGTACTGTATTAGATATAGATACTGATAAATACGGTTGTACCGTTCGTTTTGATGATACTGAAGGAACATGGATTGAATGCGACCAATTATCCAAAGAATAAAGAAAGGGGCATATCTGTGATGATGTGCCCCTTTGGTTTAAGTTCTCATTGCATTATGTAACTGATTTACTGCATCTATATTTGCACCTTGTTCGACCTGTTGAAGCAATTGAGGAGAAAGACCGTCGGGCACTTTGCCCTGCTCCAACTGTTCCTTCTGTGATTTGATACTTTGCAACAATTCATCTGCAAACGGGAAATCTCCATGCTCAAGCAGCTGCTCTACACTGATTGCCTGAGACTGGTACAACTGCATAAGCATATCGTTAGCAAGATGCCTGTATGCCGGTGTTGAAGTGCTTTCGGTAATGCTTAAATCAAATTCTACATCACGTATTTTCTTCGGGTCATATTCGATTTGTGCACCACTCTTACCTGCAATATTGAATACACGTTTGCTATCATAAAACTGCTGCATATTCTTCACATCCTTATATGCTCCGTCCACTACAAAACAACTGAAGCATTCAAGCAGGTCGAGCAATGACTTCGTGGCGTTTTCTGTCTGTTGGTTATAGTGCGATGCACTTTCACCGGAATACCCGGGCTTTCCTTGTAATGCGCCCGTAACTCCCGATATATCTTCAAAAAATTTGAGTTGCATGTTAAGCAGTTCCGCAATGCCTATATTTGTGGAATTATTGGCCACCTGTTCCGGCACTTTTCCGCTTTTGCTCGGCTTGTATACGATGACACCGTTAAATTCCGTCCAGCTCTCTGCAATATCGTCAATGCTCACACCATCAGGCAAGCAGTCTTCGGGCATCATCAGCACGCCTTTGGCACTCGCACGCATTATCCAGTCATAGAGAGTTATCAATCGGTTGGTATATCGCTGTTGGTCGATTACATCAGCAACGAATGAATGGATTTCACCATCAATGAACGGATATGCCTTGAAAACATATGGATGGCTTCCATGCTCGTAAGGCGTTTCCCCCTCCCTCAATATGTCGCCAAAAGGAGAAAGGTAATAGAAATACCAATAATCGTCCACAAACCAAGTAGCTTTTATCAACGGAACCTCATCTTCCGGCATACCGGCTTCCTTGGCCATACGCATACGTTCTTCATTTTCAGTAAGCACCACTTGTGCGTAATCTTCTTCGTCTATTTTGAAAATATCGCCGTTTTGGTAGTCATGGCAACGGTATCTCGGTTTTTGCTCCTTGCGCCATATCTCTATCACACGACATCGTCCCGGCTCGCTTGTGAATAGAAAATCGTAGTTTTCCAAGCGGCTATACCCGAAACGCTCCGCGTATGTGGTTATGTAATCTTTCCTTGCCGCCCACTTGTAAATGTCACGCAATTGTCTGTATTCCTGCGGACTTGATGCGAACTGTTCACACAACTGTCCGAAAGAAATGTCGTGAACTTCTCCAAGCACGGAAACATCCCAACCTCTGAAATCTCTCATGTTGTTGTCGATAAAGAAATTATTGGGTTGTACATAGTCCGTCCAACAATCCTCTTTTCCATTACGCCAACCGTACGATTTACGGTGAACGATAAAACCGCTTATCAGGAACTCTTCCATAGTTCGGGCATATACATCGTTCATTCGGTTAAGCTGCATGTTGCATTGAAGTATCGTACTCATCGTTTCACCAAGTTTCTGTTCATCCCGATCACGTGCGGTACAAGTCGGTTCTTTACTTTGGCTTCGATACACGCCAAGCACGCTTCGCACAAGCCTACGGATAAGGTTGTTTTTCAAAGGCACGTTGCCTTGACTTTTAATGTATTCTTCCTCGCTCATGGATTTTCCGTCCACACAAATCATATCGTCCCATTGGAAACCATAGGTATAGCGTTTGTTTCGCTCCCGGTCTTTCCGAAAGTCGTCCATCTGGCTCCAATAGTATTGTGCTTCCATAAGAATGTCAAATGCCCTGCGGTCACCATAACGTTTTGCAGAAACAACAGTATCTATCTCGGCGGCATCATTTCTTCCCGGAGCTATACGGCTCATTGGCAGCAATTTTCTTTCGCTTTTATTTACATGCATATTTTTATCATTTTAATGATTGCTCGGAACAAATATACTGCTCCGGGCAATCATCCTATGTTTAACTATTTACGGGTTTTGTTCATTTCTTCTATCATTTCCTTTTTGAGTTCGTTCAACTCGGCTTCAATATCCTTGCGTTCCTCGTCACTGATTGCTTCTTTTAATTCATTGTAGAGGTCGTCAATGTCTTCACGGTAATCCTCGAAGATTTCGTAACGCTCGTATTCGGGTGAATTGTAAAGGAAATCAATCTTTTCCGCATAGTCAAATATGTCGTTGTCGGTATCTTCTTCATAGTGCTTCAATCGGGATTTCAACCGGTCATGCTCCTCTTTCAATCGGAAATACTCATTGTTCACAGCCCTGTACTCGGTGCGTTCGTCCCCGGCTTTGACCAGCCTGTTTGCCAACAAGAAGCTGCGAGGGTCGTACTCACGGTTGCCTGTAACGGTTTCTACCATCTTGCTCAACTTGTCGATTGTTCCGAACACGCCACCGAAATAACCGTTCAGCATATATTCAATCTTTGCCGGATTAAAGTCAATCGTTCCTTTTGTATATGGGTCTCCACCCGTAGCTTCATTCATGGCATTGGCCAATCCGACAATGTATTTATTGGCACTCTTATACGCCTTTGTCCATTCGGGCATATCTTTGTTGTAAGGTGTGTCTTTATAAAGTGGCATACCCGTCCAACTCTTTTCTGCAACGTAGGCTTCCCACAAGGGTTTGTAGGCACTCGGTACAAAGGCATTCAATCCTCCGCCGCCCTCCAAGAAATCAATAGGTAATATCTGTGTAGCCTGTCCTGTTATGGCTTCGGCAATTTCTCCGTCTGTAAGATGTTCCTTTCCGTTAAGGACGGAAATCATCAGTTCGCCCATACCGTAAACAGCCCTGTATTCTACCGGAAGAGGAATTGATACCCAACTGTTTCCTGCCCTGAAAAGAATATTGCTGCGCCTTACATATTCGGGAAGATTATAGTATGCGTTCTTGTCATCATCGTCATCATCATCGCCACCCAAGTAGGCAACAATGGCACCAAGAAGGAACATCGCCGCAATACCTGTAAAAGCTTTGGCAGGATGGCGTTTCATCTGTCGTCCAAAGTTTGCCGTACCTTGAATGGCTGCATTCCAAAACACATAGCCGCTACGACCAAGTCCCGATACCAATGCACTGGCATTACCAGCCTTTGTCTGCCCTGTACTGTCATAGAATTTTGCTCCGCTGCCTTTCTTGTTGAAGTTTACGCTTATCTCCTTTGCATCATAGATGGCTCTGTCAATGCTCCGGCCCATTTCGCGTGATGTCATGAAAGCGGCAAAACGGGCGCAGTTCTCAACGGCTCGGTTGTACTCATCGAAACGTCCGCCCAACAAGTCCCATGCTTTTTTTACAGGAATCTTGCCGTTTGATTTTTTCAGTTCCCTGCGTATGTCGTTCTTATGTTGTTCAATGTCCCGGATATTGGCATAGCCTGTTTCTCCTCCGTTCATCATGAACTGATGAAACATCGCTTCCGTCTTGTTACTCATGTCAAGTGTCCCTTTGCGGTGCTTTGCCAAGAGTTGCTTTATCCTTACAGGATTGGCATACATATAATTGCGATGAAAACGAAGTGCGTAGTTCGGGCTTTCCCTTATCCAAGTCATGGTGTTGGTGTATAGCATATCTCGCATGAAGTTCGATACGATGAAGTCCGGGTTGCGTGTGGTATAGAACGCACTCAACTGTCGGTTGATGTTTTCACCGGCACGGAGAATGGCCCCGATTGCCCCCGACATATCGTTGTCGGGATTTGTCTGTCCGTTCAATGCTTGTGCCGCACGTGGATTGCCGTTTATGGTAATCACATAGTCCCTGCCGCCACGCTTCACTACAATTTGGTGCTGCCTCATATCCCGGCTTTCCACAATACGGTAAGGAATATTCACGGTATCTTTGCCATGCTTGTACCGGTCAGGATATTGCTGTGCCAATGACTCCATTTTAGTTTCAAAGTCCAGCATCTTCCGTTCCACCACTTCGGGAGTATCTGTACTGTCTATGTTGTCAGGAAACACTGGCTTCCATTCGTCGGCCACCGTATCGTATTCTACCCAAATGTCGCTCACACTGACAAGGTCGCTCGGATGGTTGAGGGCGAAATTAAGGAAACGCTGTTTTACCAATTTGTTCCGGTTGCCCTGCATGATAGCACCTTCTGCCATTGATTGCAGGTTGGCAAACGGGTCATCCGCTTTCGACCTGCGTCCTTCCGCTTTCTTGATAGGAGCATTGAATGCACTTTGCTTGTGCGTCAGATATGCGTATGCTTCAGAACTGGTCTTTTCGTCAAAACCACGTAGCGGAATGTAAAAATCATACATATCTGAAATTTTATCAAAGGTCGCTTTACTCATCATGCCACATTCGTATGACTTTGAAAGTATTGCTTTGCTCGCGGCATTGACTTTTTTCCAAAGGTCGGTAGTGTCGTGTGCCTGTTCGTAATCGTTAACCATTATCTGTGCTTCCGTTTCGGCATCAGCAACATTATCCATACCTGTAAGGGCTGTAAGTCCGGCATAGTCGGTTTGGTCTGCATCGGTTGCTCCGTTATTGATTGCTTCATTACGCATATATGTATTGCGTTCAAGGCCGTGTTTCGCCATCATGTAATCAGTCAATTCCTCACGCTCTGCCTCAGTCCTGGCAAGTTTGGCAACCTCATCAAGCATGGGCTTGAACAGGGTGTGGGCAAACGCATCGGCTTCGGCTTTGTTCACACTTGACAGACGGTTTTCTCCCAAGTATGCGTTTTCAAATCCGTCCACATCCTCAATGTTTGTTTCCTTGCCAAGGATTGCAGTCATGGCTTCTTTCAAGCCGAGCATACTGTCCTGTAATGCTTCCTGTGATTGGAACATACCGCTTTTTACACGCCTTTCATAACGGTCACGAGCCAACTCCCTTTCATGTATTTCCGGGTCACCGGTACGGTATAGTGCATCATCACTTTCTGCAACAGTCTGATGATGTGGGTCGGAAACCGCATAATTTCCGACTTTCAGTTCATACTGCTTTGCCACATCAGCGGCTTCTCCCAATATGTTTCTGTATCTGCCCGGTTCCGCAAGGTTCTCGTAACTGCGCCACAAGATGTAGCGAAGTTCGTTGTCCGATAGAGTAACCCCTCTGAAATCCTCAAAGCCTATCTTATGAAGCATATTCAAGAAGAAATCCTTTATCTGTTGCCACCAACTTGCGTTGATGTTCTCAAATTCAGTATCTTCTGCAAGCGAAGCAAGATATTCTTCGGTAGCCTTATGGAAATCCCAACCGTTTTTTGCAGCCATATCTACAATGCGTCTGCGTATGTTCTCATCGGCATTGTTGAATACATTATCAAGGAATGTATCAAAATGTTCTCCGAACAACTGGCGCAAACCATAGTGCGCCACAGCCTCATGCAGCAGTGTCTGTTCAACATCAAACGTACTTGTATGGTTGGGAATAACAATGGTTATCTTCCCTGTACTCTTCGAGTAGAAGCCTTTTGCACGCTGCTTCTTTCCATCCAAGACGGAAGCATCAGTAACAACCTCCACATTGTCAAGATGCAGTTTCTCTGCAAGGCTTTCCACACGTTCTGCCATTCTTTGGCGTTCACGCCGTGCAAATTCCCTCCGCTGCTTTGCCGTTCTCCTTGACTGACCGAGCAGCTTTGCCACTGGGTCATTCTCATAACTGACTTCATCATCGTTATATGCACCAATGCCGTTACGTTGGAGAATATCAGTTGTGTCATCCTTTACTTTTACGCCTAATTTGGCAAGTTCCTTGACAACTTCTATTATGCGCTCCTCGGGAATATCCGCACGCAACTTTCCTCGGTAAGGGTAGAAGTTTCCACCTGCGGCACGAAGCAAGGTTTTGTTCTCGTAGTAAACCGCACCGTCTTTCTTTGTCTTTGGAACAGTGAGGTAGAACATCTTTGCCCAACTGTTACCCATAATCTCGACCTTTCCATCGTGGCTTGTTATAGGAGTATAGTCTTTTATCTGTTGTAAACGACTGCTCAATGGAGCACCGCTCGTTTTCAGCATAGAAGCATTCCATTTGTCGGGCATTAAGATACCATCGTGAACATTACCGTCAATGTCTGTATAACTAATGAGTTGTCCAGGATAGCCTCCGTATTCATCTTGTGTATCGGCTATAGCCTGCAAGATATTACCTGTCATAATGAAACCTGTCTTTCGTGTCTCACTTGGTATCTGACTATCCCAATTATCAAGTGTGGTGGCACGTGCAGCATCCCAATTATCATTGGTTACCTTGTCAATGCTTCGCAACGCATCAATCTGTGAAAGTTTAATTTCAATACGTCTGCGACCGTCAAGGGTAGCAAATACCGCAAGTGTTGTTGAGGCTGTAATCTTGCTATCCTTTGTTTTGTAGCCACAGAAGATAGCAGAAGTAGCAAAGTCGAAAATCATTGACTCAAGGTTATCGGGCACAAGATAAGACTTGCCAACTTCAAACATTCTCAAGCGGCGCATCATCTGGTCGCTGTTCGTGTTGAGTCGCAAGATGTTGTCCTTATGCTTTGCCTCTACCTTTTCATTGGTCTCTGCGATAAAGTTATCTATGGCAACACGCTTTTCTTCATCGCTGCGTTTCTTCTGACCATTGATTTTTTCTGTCTGCTTGGCTATGTCGTCAATGGCTTTTGCCTTTGATTTCTCGTAGCGTTCATCTTCTGCAGCAATTCTAACTTCGTCCTCCTTGCGGATAGTTTCAATAACATTGTCAAGATAGGTATTCGGCTCAACACCCTTGTTTATCTGTTCTATTACCTTGCGTATCTCATCCGCTTTCATCGGCTTTCTCAACACATCCATTTCCACCTTTTCAACAAATGAATTGCGAGCAAATGGATTGTTTCCATCAGGGTCTATGCCCTCAGAAGATATGCGTTTCTCGATAGTCGTTGCGCGGAGTGGCATTACAGTAATCTTTAAGTCGTTACTGCCGGTATCATTGAGATATTTAATCAATTCGTTATAACGCCTTACGACATCATCGTAAAACTCCTCCTGCTCTTTTGTTGCCAATAGAGCGACATAACCTGTAATCTTGCGTGCATCATCTTCTTGCGGTTTGTAATCTTCAAGTTCGCTTGCCTGCACACGACCACCTCCGAGTCCTCCCTTTTTCAAAGGAGTACCCATTTTCTCGTATATATCTACATTATCACGAAGATACTCAACAACAACTTGACTACCATACTTGTTGAGTAAATCCGGTGCTTCCACATCATTACTTTCACTATCCTGTGAGGTCGTGGTATTAGCGTTCAACGATTTCAGTTTGGTGGAAAGCATCATCAGGAAACGGTTCTCGGCGGGTACAGGCAAACCGAGGTTGATGTAATAACCTCTATGCACCTGTCCTGTACGGTCTATACGTCCTATCATCTGCATATAGTCGTTAATATCGCTCAGCGGCTGTGCTATAATCATAGAACGCTGACGTTGGTCGCTGAATTTCTCTGAAGCGTGCAAACTGATACCTGTTGATGCAGACTTGTTGAGGATGAGGACATCAAGAACACCACTGTTGAACTCTCTCTGCATTTTCTTTTTGTCTTTGTCAGTTCTACGCTTGACAACGACACGTCCGTCATCGTTGCGCTCAACATACATATTACGTCCTGTCAATTCACCTACTTTGTATCCTTTCTTGTTCAGACGCTCGATAATGGCATCAAGTGGACTGATAAAGATATCGCTTGTGCTTTCACGAATGAAATCCTGCAACTCATAATATGCTTTTTCTCCTGCCGGACCTAATGCCTGTGGAGAATATCGCTCGTGGCGTTCGTTACCGTCCTCATCTTTGACGGTGTACTGCATAACGGTGTCAAGTCCTTTCAGTAGGCTTGCACTGAATGTTGGCTCATCAATGATTTCTCCTGCGGCATAGTCCTTAATACTGCTCTCCATTGTGCTTTCCAACGCAATAACAGGGTGGCGACCTGCATTGATTTCGCCTTCCACTTCATCTGCAATAGCATTGACTTTGAGGGCAAGCATAAGCTGCTTGGTGTAGTTGTAGGTCTTGCTTGCAAATGGCACGTTCTCAACGCCCATTTTATCTGTGCCTCGCTTCACACCTGCGCTCTCTGCCATAACAGCAAGTTCCATATCCAATGCTTCAATCATCGGCTTTACGTAGTCCTCTTGGAATTTGATAATGGCATTGAATGCTGCTATGGTACGGTCGTAATTCTCTCTTGCACGTCTAACAGTTTCGGGGTCAGTGATTGTTTTCCAATCGGTAACAACATCGCTCATATCTCGCTCTCTGCGTACCATTTGCCCTGCATTAGTCAATTCACGACTCATAATCTCTTGCAGAGTTACACCGCCTTTCTCAATGATACTAATCATCTTATCCGGATCAACCTTTGCTTGGCTCATCGCTGTACGAATTGCATACAAAGGCATTGTGTCGGGACGCTTTGCGAACGTAGCACTTGCAAATGTGGCGGCTTTCGCTCCACGAAGAATACTTTGCAGATAGGCACCTGTATTGCTCGAACCTGCCGCCGTATGACTTTCATCAAGGAACAGATAGTTATCCTTTGCAATGGCACGTAAGAATGTGGCTTTCGGGGTAGCCTTGCCATTCTTCACGTTCTTGCTTTTCTTGGTGCGTGCGCCACTCTTTTTGGCAGCTTCCTCCATTTCTTGCTGACTGACAACATCGCCAGTGTTTACCTGCGAATAGGTGAGTACAGCGAAGTCATATTCTTCGGGCAATGCTCCCGATGCAAAGACTTTTGCCATTTCTGCGGAAGATAGAGGTTTGTGTACTGTATTACCTTTGCTATCAACCATAGCACCGTCAGAGTTGAATATAAACGGCACGAGGTCTCCACTTCCAACATCTACCAAGTCTCGGTAAATATCGGAGAACAAGTCTGCTTTCTGTGTGATGAATACAGGTTTCTCACCTCGTTGCACTGCCCAACGAATAAGTGCTGCCATTTGGCGCCCCTTACCAACACCAGTTTGGTCGCCTATAATAAGGGCTTGTTCCTGTTTCATCTGATAGATTGCCATAGCGACACTGTCCATCTGCTCGGCGGCAAGTGCTTGATACGTTTCAGCAATGGTATCATATCCGAGTTCTGTCTTGACAAATTCATCTATGCTGCCGTGCTGTGCTTCAATTTGAGAAAGCACTTTATCCATTGCCTCGACCATAGCTGCGGGGGCAACGCTTTCAAGTCTGAATGCTGTATTATGAGGACGATAAGGAAGTTTTTCTTCAGTCAAATCTCTTTTCTTGGGTTTTCCTTTTAATCCCAGTCCGATTCGTTGAACGTCCACTCCATCCACTGGCTGAGGCTCATTTCCCACAGTTCGTTGTTCAAGTCCTCTTCCGTCAGTTGAAGGCTTTCCAATGGTATCAGTTCCTCTCCCGGTCTCGCCAACTGTATCATTCTGTCCACGTTTTCCCAATACAGGTCGTTGGCCGCTCTCAGAGTTTCCCTCCAATCCGGTTCTTCCTCTCCGTTCTGTTTGGCTTCCACTCTCATCATCCGCCTCAGATTGTCTATTATGTCCTGCTCCGTCAGTTTCCCCGGATGCGTTGTCAGCGACAGACAGATGTCGCCCTCCTTGGCTACGTAATACTTCTGTTCCATTTGTCTTTTCATTAAAATTCAATACTTCGTTAATAATCTCGTACAGGTCGTCAAAACTTTCAGCCTTGCGGATTGCTTTGTTCTCCACAGGAGGGTATACGGCAGTCTGCGCCCGTTCCTCATTGGTTCTGCGGCCATCTATCAGTATCATACGAGTGGGGAATGTTGTACCTTGCTTCGCATACAGTCCACCGCCCATGTCAATAACGCCTTTCACGTTATAGTGGTCATATAAGTAGGTGAAAAATGGTTTCATGCTCTTTATAGCACCATTGTTCGCATACTCCATATTTCCACCGATGATGATAGCGGCTCTGCCGTCATCTTTCATGCTTGAAAGAGCGTTCAATGTTATTTGCGGGTCAAGTCCCGGTATCTTCTTTCCATCATACTCAACTGCCTCACGCTTTCCGAATGGGGGATTGGCGATAACAACATCATAACGCACATCGCCATCGAATGGCTCTGTCGCATCCTGCTGTGTTACTTGTGCAAATCCCTGTTCACGTAGGTTGTCCAGTCGTGTTTTGTCAAGTTCATTTACATGAACCTGTCCGACTGGAATAGTGAAAACTAACATCCCATTACCCGCAGTTGGTTCTAACACGCTTCCGTCTGCTTTGTCAGCCATTGCAAATCGGCCGGCAATCCAAGCCATAGGAAGAGGCGTGGAGTACTGCTGCATCTTTATACGGTTGCTGCTTCGTGCCGAAATGGTTGGTTGCATTTCATAAAGTTTGCAGATTAAATCGTATGATTCTCTGCTAGCACTTCCTTTACGTTCAATAACCTCACGTGCAGCTCTGACCAATCCGTCCTCAACAAGTTCCTGCAACAAAATATCAGTTCTTCCATCATTATCTACCTCCATTCCCAACTCACTTGCACGCTTGCGTAGGTCTAAAATGCTTCTGTATGGCTTTGTCCCATTGTCAAGAGCCGCAAGCATATCAGCCTTTACTGTCATTGCAAATTGGCGATGCAGTTCTGCATCAGCCTTGTCATTTTCAGTAAGTAAATCACCAAATAACCCACCTGTTTGATTCCGTGAATTTACTGCTTTTTTCTCATTCTTCTTACGTGCAGGGCGACTTTTTTTGATACGTTCCTGTGCAATCTCTGCCTCTTGCTCCACCTCGGTCTCTCTTGTTACGGTTTCGGCGGTAGCAAGCGCATCAATACTTTTCTTATCGAAATTCGCCACATCGAATTGTTGTACCTCATCGTATGGAGTCATGTCTGCATCCAGTCCGTTCTCTGCCACCTCCGGCAAATCTCTCGCACCATTGTAAAATGCTTTAAGGTAAGGGCGTATGGCATCGCCCAAGTCTGCAATCATGGCCGTTGCATACTCGGCAAACTTACGTGAACCTTTCTCCAAATGGTAAACAGCCATCTCTGTTCCAATGGCAAGAATCTCAGGGTCTATACCTATATTCATTTGACCGAGCAACTTCTTACGCATACGCTCACGAAGTTCTGCATAACGCTCATCAGTAACAAGACGGTTACCACTCGCTTCAGTCTTTTTCTGCGAATTGTCTTGTTGTTGCTCACTCCGCATATCGTTGATAAGAGTTCGGACTTCATTAGCAAACTTATCTGCACTATCTTTAGTCAGGAAAATAATATTTCCTTCATGATAAACGTCTCCACCACGCTTCTCTCCTAAATCCATCACAGCCTGTTTTTCCGCATCAATCATCTTCATCAAAGTACGAACAGAATATCTGTTATCCATTTCCTTGTCAACAACGAAATCTGTCCTTTTGTCACGAATTTCATCCTTTGCCTTGCGATCAAGTTCTCGGGTCTTAATTTTATTTTCGAGCGAAATGCCAACTGCATCCAAAACTTCTTGCATACCGTTCTGAGGATTGCGAAGAATGTCTAACATTTCCTCTGGACTGTTGGTTGTCTGACGAAAACGTGCATCACCAATAGGTATGGAACCGCTCACATCATCACGACTTAATGTAGTTTCCCCTGTTTCTTTATCAACAAAAACAGAGTATTGCCATATAGGAGTATATTCCTGCCTTTCCTCCTGCTTCGTGGCTTTCTGTTGTTGAGGTTCTGAAAACTGCACATTGCCGTCATTTACTTCTGACAAATCAGACAAAGACAAAGGTGGTTGTGATTGTGCATCGGTTGCATATTCTGCCAAGCGTTCAGCATCTTCCTTGCTCCGCATCATGAAGCCTTGCTTTTCCTTGTCCCACCAGCCTTTCAGTTGTTTGGCAAACATTGTGGTGTGCTTCCGAACAGTATCTCTTAATTCATTATTGAACTCCACAAGGTGCATATCCAACACCTTACCTCTTTTGGTGGTGTACTGTGCCGGAGTAATGGTGTATGCAGCATCAGTCGGTGTTGTCGTTTCTTCATTGGAATTGCTTTGTTCTAACTTCCGCTGTTCAGCAAAGAGGTCGTTTATTTCGGAAATAATGCGGGCTTCCTCAAATATATCACTCTGAACATGTGCGGCTTCTTGTTCCTTGTGCAGTTCTTCAATGCGTGACTTGATTTCAGAAAGTCTGTCGACTTGTGTACCTGAACTCTGTTCTTCAACACTTTTGACTGACTTGTATTCTGCAAACGCTTTTGTCTTCCGGTGGCTACTATCTATCCATTTCTCGAAATCCTCCAAGTTTACGGCAGTTACCACTGTCTTGTGATTATTTGCCCAGTCGCTGTCATAATTCGCGAAGTAAGCTGCCTCGGCATCGTCAGTCTCATTGAAACCAAGCATTACCTTATGCTCATCAAAGCTGCCGTCCTCATTATACTGGTCCACCACGAACACCCTGCGTCCGTTCCACCCGTCAATATCATCAGAGAGGAACACGTCTATGTGGTCTCCATCCACGCCCTCCGTGCCACGAATGTAGCCGTAGGTGTTCTGCATGATCGTTTCCCACTTGTTGCCCTCTGTGTCTATTCCACTACGAACGGATCCTTTCGGGTTCTCAATGGTGATATTGAATGTACCAACCTGCACATGACCTTTCTTATAATTGCCAGCTTCTTTCTGTTTCTCCGTAGGAGTAGTATCGGTTTCTTTCTCTGCCACTGCAACAGCATTGGCTAAAGACAAAGATGCATCAATATAATTAAGAACATCCAATAAGTCTCCGAATGTTTGACCGTCATACTCATAAGCGCTACCTATATAATTACCTTTCGTATCAGGTGCATCAACTTTTATAACTTTATGAGTACCATCAACAATAATTGTCTGTTTATAAGTATCGCCATACTTTCCGCTTTCAATCCAATCATCTTCTTGAACTTCAATACGTCTTGCTATTTTTGCACTAAGTTGATTGTCAGTATCATCAGAAGACAGCATTTCTTCTTGTGATAAAGAAGATTCTATTTCGCTTTGTCCACCAATGCTTTCAGTTCTTCCTGTATCATCAGTTGTCCCATTTCCGTTCTCAACTCGTTCTCTTGGCGCAAGAGTTCCATTGCTTCCTTGCTGCCCTCGTTGGCTTGTTGCAGTATCGCCAACCAATACATTGCTTCGTTGTTGTCCATTGTAATCTAAATTTAATGCTTCTTTAATAGCCTGTACGAGCGTCCGAGGGGTATTGTCCGGTTGTTCGAACAGAGTTTCTTCCTGTGTGCCTTGTATAAGGTCATAAATCTTGCCGAATGTATTTTGAATGAAGCTTTGGCTTTCACCTTTATACATTGCGGCCAAATGCAGGACAAAGTTACTGAAATTATCAGCAGGGAGATAACTTTCCCCAGTGACATCATCCATTTGATACTGGCGTTTCCAACTTTCTACGGCAGTACGTGCTTCCTTGAAGTTCTTTGCCTCTACAAACATTTTATCTTGGGACAAAGCATAGTAAGCACGAACGGAATTCTGTATCTCATCTACCATTCGTTCACTGTTCGGACTATCATAATCACGAAAAGCAGTGGCAAGAATAGCCTTTTGTGCTTTTACCGGCAATACGTTGAACATTTCCTCCAACCGTGTACTACCGTCCTTGAAAATGCTTTGATACATGATACCACGCAAATCATTCTTGGATTCGGGAGTCAAGTTACCCTTGCTATCAAACGCACTCTTGTATTGTGTGGGACTGATGAAACCTCTTTGGCTCATCCATTTTAGGACACTTGCACCGTTGGCATCCACAAGCCCGGCAAACGACACTTCATCGTCCGAGGCTCTGAGTAACAGGTTGGCAAACGAACGTACTTCGATTCCCATACGCTGTAAGGCATTTTTCGGTTTGATTCGTTCCACACCTCCGCTTTCGGTGTCCTGTGCTACGTATTGTCCCAGAGGAATAGCCGTAGCATCGTCCACATGAAGCATATTTACCAGCACCGGACTTTGTAGGGCAGCAATATCTTCAGCACGCAAACCAAACTCTTCCGCATGGTCTTTCAGGTATTGCCTATATGCTTCGGCCTGTTCCGGATGGCTTTCCCACATCAGACGCAAGGCATCACTGCGGTTGTTTCCCTGTATAACTTCACCACGTTCGTTTACGGTCGGCGCACCGGTGTAAGCGGTAATACTCGATGTGATTTCTTCCGGACGAATGTTCCCGGCGATTTTCCGTGCAGACAATACGCTCGCTTCGTCATTTCGTTCCTTGGGTTGCGCTTCATCAATAAAATGCAGAGGATTACGCACACCTTGGATATGGCTCGGTTGCAACAACGATGCGTCAATCACGGCCACATGACCGGGAGCCAGCACATCATTGCTGAACTTCACGTTCACCTCTTTACCTTGTACGGTCTGCAATGGTTCTTGCCTGTCAATCTTATGGCCGTTCACACGTCTGTACCCCCTTGCGCGGGCATCCTGCGGTGTATCATCCACCATGTCGGGAACTCCGTTAAGGGCTTCACGCTCGACGCGTTCGGCTTCCTCACGCTCTGCACGCAGCTTTTCTTCTTCCGCTTTGCGTAGGGCGGCAGCTTCATCAGCCATTCGTTTGCGTTCCGCATCCGCTGCCATTCTTCTACGGTTGGCAGTACCGGCTATCTTCTGCCAAGCGAGCAAATCCTGTTTGGCTGCATCAATCGCCGCTTTGCGTTCTTTCTCGGAAGCAATCTTTTCGGCAATGGAGTTGCCACCTTTCGATTTGGCTTTCTCCAACTTCTTCAAGGCTTCTTCCTTGTCGGCAACCATTCCATCGGCTACGGTCTGTGCCATATCCTCATCACCCTCAGTCTGCTCCACAATGGCATCCCAAGCTGTGTCGCTGTCGGCCTGCTCATATAGTGGATTTCCCTGCTCATCCTTTGGTATTCTCTGCATGGCAGGAATATTTTGAGGGGCATTGTTATCATTTTCGGGAATATTTTCCGCACCATTGTTGCTCTCATTTTCGGCAGGATGTTCAAATGCCACTCCGTTATGCTCCAACAGCATATTGTCAAGTTCATCACGAGTGAACAGGTTCACACGTTTTCCGTTGATAGGAGCTTCGGTAAATACCTCATACTTGCCGTCCGCATCGGCATCTGCTGTGATATTGCCACGGACGGTAACGCCGTTCTCATCGGTAAGCGAAACAATGTCATTGAGGGCGTATTGTGGTCTTTCAGCCTCTTGCATTTCCTGTTTCCGTTCGGCATTCTCAATGGTTCTCTGCTGCTCGAACTGCGCCACACGTGCCAAGTTTGCCGCATCAGCCTGTTGCTGTATGGTTTCTTTTGCCAACGGGAAGATATTCACGCCGTCCGATACGTTAACTGTGCCGTCCCCATTATCCACAATACCGTCTTCGTTGGCTACAATCTGAACCTGTATCTGTGCGTCATCTCCTGTAATGGTGTATGTATCGCCGGGGTTGAATGTAACCACACCGTCAATCTTGTCGGATGCTTCCTGTGCGAACTGTTGAATGATAGCCTCCTCCGCTGTCATTTTCTCATCGGACGGGTTCAACGGCTCATCAATGTTCAATACGGCATCGGGCGACACCTGTTCAAGTGCGCCTGTTTCCGCATCACGCACAATGATACTGCCGTCCGAAGCCCGGTTGTCAATGCCGCTGCCGTCTGCATACTGCACAAGGTTTCCACCCACCACATACACACGGCGGTCGTCCTGCTTCATCGTAGCCCCCTGTATCATGCCGGAGGTGCGGTTGGTGCGTGCGTCAACCATTGCGTTGCTTTGCTCCACACGTGCGTCTATATCATCACGCACACGCTGAATCATGCCGTCATATACCTGTTTGGCATTGAGGTAGTCAATAACCGTTTCCAACTCGCTTTCTCCCCAAAGGCCATTGTTCCGCATTTCCTCCAATGCATTCATAGGATGTATATCCAAAAAGCCAAGCGTGTTTTCATCCACTATGGCAGAAACCCTCTGCCGCTGGTAGTCACGCATATTCTTGGCATCGGTCATTTCCTGTGGGTCTGCGAGGTTGTAACCGTCAATGTAGCTTTCATTCATTGACTGCACATCCTCGTCCTGTTCGCCGCCCCGCTTCTGTGCGAGAGTACCGAGGTTAAAGCCCCTCATCATCAACGAACGCTCCATATAGGTAAGTATTGCGGCTCTCTCATCGTCCGAGAAATCCTTGTCGTTCACGATACCCTCTGCCACACTTCCAATGTCATCGTTGGTCGTAAGGTCTATTGTCGCCCTTAACGGCTCCCATATTTCTTTGCCAAGCAATTCTGTTGCACGGGCATCTGCCTTGTTTACTCCGTGCTTCATTGAAGCATACTGTACTCCCGACAAAGTAGCCTTACCTGCACCCATCAATCCCATAGAAAGAGCCATGCCGCCCCAAATGTCGCCATGGAATTGTCCTGTCGCAAGCAAATTGGTACGTGTGCCGTCCGGGTTCTGCTGATAAGCATCGTCGAGATTGAGCATGGTGCGCCACAATTGCCCATAGTATTCTTCCGTTACCTCTCCGAAATAGTCGCTCACACCCATTTTGTTGAATAACTGATGTGTCTGTCCCATGATACCGTCCAACGCACCTGCATCAGTCTTTGAAAGTACTGCACCGATACGCTTTGCACCCACCACATTGGCGAGTTTGCTCATATTTCCAAGAGTAACTACAGGGTCAAGGTGCGAAA